CCACCTCGATTTAGACCAGGTGTACGCATAGCAGGCGTGGATTTTGCGGCTGGTGGCGATCAGAACGTGATCTGCATAAGCGATGGCAACAAGATCCTGCCCATGATTGCATGGCGCGAAAAGGATACGATGGCAGCCGTGGGCAGGTTCATAGTCGAGTTCAAAAAGGCTGGGCTGGAAGCTAACAATATCTACGCTGACGCAAGCGGGATGGGCATGGTTATGTGCGATGCCTTGGCTGAATCTGGATGGGTAGTCAACAGAGTAAACTTTGGGGCTACGGCGTATGACAACAATGCATACACCAATCGCTCTGCCGAGATGTGGTACAACATGGCAAAGAGGATTGAGGACGCTGAGATCATACTGCCAGAAGACGAAGACCTAACAGCGCAGTTAACTTGTCGGCGCACAATCACCAACAGCAAGGGCAAACTTGGCGTGGAGTCAAAGGACTCGATGCGTGCCAGAGGCATAGCCTCACCCGATAGGGCTGACGCGCTGGCCTTGTGCCTTAGCAGCTCAAATAGCGGTCTTGACTTGACTTTCCAAATAGAACGTCCAACTTGGAAGTCACTTCAAGAAATGATGGTATCCCACGATCCCGTCATGGCTGGATTTGACCCAGGAGGATAAATACTATGAATATCTGGAATTGGATTACTTCAAACTGGCAAGAGATCGTAGCCGCTGTTGGTGGCATCGTTCTTGCTGCTCGCATCATTGTTAAGCTCACACCGACACCAGCGGATGACACGTTCTTGGAAAAGATCGTAAACTTCCTAAAGACAGTCGGGCTGAATATTAAATAAGTTTATTTGTGCTGCGTGCAATCCTTGAGATCATCGCAGCAGTGTTTCGCATCATTCCAGGCTGGAAGGAAAAGCGAACACAAAACCTCGAAGGTGATTGGCGCAAGAACCGTGATGCTATTGACGGCGATCTGCGCGGTGAGTCTTGGTGGTTGCGCAACAACGACACCAGTAACCCACACGACAGGGATAGTTGAAGAACTGATGAAAGACCAAAACTACAACGAGATTCGCAGGGGTACACCTGGCACACGCGAATGGGCTAGGAAAGCATTGAATGCAGTCAACGATCTTTCATACGAACTTAAAGTGGAGCGCAACAAATGAACGCTAAAGATACACGCAGAACAGAATATTATTCTCGGATCATCGACTCGCTCAACCAGCGCGAGACTTGGGAGAACCGTCAACGGTTGTTTTACCAAGCTCGCTACTTCGGCGTGCGCCGCAAGGTCAAGCCTTGGCCGACAGCAGCCGACCTGCACGTTCAGCTAATCGACACAGCCATTGAGAAGCTAAAGCCTTCCTTTGTAAACAGCGCAATCGGAAACGACATTCTCTCCAGCTTCGTTCCGATGCGCCAGCAGCTAACCCCGCTGACCGTATCAGCCGAGCGTTGGTTTGACTACAATATGCGCGAGCGTACCAACTTCCAGAAAGAGATTGTTTCCGTAATCGACAACATCCTCCTCTACGGACGTGGAGTTGCAAAGATCGTTTGGAACGAGGACAAGAAGCGCATTGACTTTGAGGCCATTGATCCATTCCATATTATTGTCCCCGCCTACACAAAGGAGTTTAAGGATGCAGATTTTATCGTTCACATCGTCTCGACAAGTGTCGATTCCTATAAGGCAAATCCCCTGTACAAACAGGATGAGGACTTTATCAAAACAATTTCAGGTAAACCCTCGAAATCAGTGGGCTTACGAAGTGAGATTCAAGACGAGATTTACAGGCGTGAAGGAATTACTCAGGAAGCTGAGAATGATCGTATTATCCTTTGGGAGATGTACACCCCTTCCGAAGACGGATGGAAGGTTGAAACATATAGTCCGCTTGTCGTAACTGAAGATGTCCGCAAACCTTTCACATTACCCTATCGTCACGGTGAACCACCTTTTGTAGATTTCCCCTATGAGGTCACAGGGGGCGGTTGGTACAGTCCGAGAGGCGTAGCAGAGATCCTTCTCCCGAATGAGAACCTGCTAAATAAGCTCAAGAACTCCCTCTCCGATTACGTGGAACTGGCCAACCGACCCGTTTTTGAAGCACAGAATCCGATCTCGCTAAACACATCGAACTTAAAGATGCAGCCTGGGCAGATCCTGCCTCAAGGCTTAAAGCCCGTTCAGTTCAGCCAACCTCCCTTCGACTTCCAGAAGTTGATGCTAGAGGAGCGTCTGCTTTCCGAACAGCGGATGGGCAATCCAGATTTTGGATCTGGCTCGCAGTTCCAGGTATCGGATCGCAAGACTGCCACAGAGATTCAAGCGTTACAGGCGCAATCGGCTGCTTCTGGCGATTTACGCAATCGTATGTTCAGAATGGGTCTTGCCCACCTATTCAAACAGTGCTGGTCGCTTTACACGCAGTACAACAAGAAAGACTTGATGTATCGCTATGCGGAAGAGACTGGCTCGATGCCTCCCGATGGTATCCACGATGAGTATTCAATTGAACCGAAGGGTGGGCTTGACTTTATTAACCGCCAGTTTGCGTTGCAGAAGGCAGTTAGCCGTATGAGTATGTTCCAAAATAATCCTTTCGTGAACCAAGGCGAATTGGTAAAGTCAGTGCTTGAACAAGACGATCCCTCGCTGGTCCGCAGACTCTTCCAAGATCCAAACGCAGCCTCTGGCGATCAAGCTGAAGATCAAGCGACTGAAATTGCGACTATGCTTGCAACTGGATTCCCTGTCGCAATCAAGCCTAGCGATGACCACAAAGCGCATATATCCGTTCTCTTCGCGTTTAACCAAGCGGCTCAAAGCCGACAACAGCAGGTCGATCAGAGCGCAATGCAAGTTCTAATGGCGCACTTACAACAGCACTTGCAGGCGTTGGAACAGATCGACCCCAACACATCCCGCGCTATCCAGAAACAGCTTCGTGATGCAGGCAAGGCTCAGATGCAACAGCAGGGGCAACAACTGCCACCTGAAGCGATGCAAGGCCAAGCACCAGCACCGATGGCGGGTTGAAAGTACCCGTAATGCGTGATGCCTTCCAAGCGGAAGGCTTAACAAAACTTTGCCAGTGGGCTAACGAGGCTGGCGCAAATGGTAAGGCGGTTGAGATTGGGTCTTACAGCGGGGAAGGCACGGTGGTTATTGCCAAGCATTTCAAGGAAGTTCTGGCGGTTGATCCTTGGTTAAACGGCTACGACATTAACGATAGGGCTAGTCAGCAATGCCCGATGAAATTTGTCTTTGAGGCATTCCAAGAGCGCACAACTCCACTTGGGAATGTTCTATACAGCAGAAGCAAAAGCTTGGATGCACTCCAATTTCTCAAGGATGGTGAGCTAGACTTTATCTACATAGACGGAGATCATCGCTACGAAGGCGTGCTTGCAGACCTAAAGGGTTGGCGAAAGAAGCTTAGAGAAGGCGGGATTATGGCTGGTCACGATTGGAGTTGGCAGTCAATCAAGAAGGCTTTGCTAGAGGAAATAGGACAAAATGACTACACGCTATTCCAGGGCGATTCTTGGGCAATAAAGCTATGAGGCATAAAAGAGGCCACATAAGACAAGATGGGATGATGTTTTGGTCATACAGATACAATAATGAAATATGGCTAACTCCAGAAAAATTTAAGATACGCCATCAGAAAAAATTAGTTTGGCAAAGAAAGAATGTTGATCCGATACAGAATAGAAAAAATGTAATGGAATGGACAAAAAACAATCTATCCCGCAAGCTTGCGCGTGTCAGAAAATACCAAGCAATGAAGAGAAATTCCAAAGTATTGTGTGGAGATACCAACGTAATTAAAGTTTTTTATGATGCGGCAAAAAGAGTTGGGAAATGTGTTGGCATAAAGTTTCATGTAGATCACATTGTTCCACTATCATTGGGCGGATCTCATCATCAAAAGAACTTGCAATGGGTTCCGTATATGTGGAATCTATCTAAACACAACAGAGAAGGCGGAAAGATATTTTCTCTGTAAATTATTTATGATTAGACTATTAAGATCATTAAAGTTCTTCGTCAGGAATTACGAGTGGGTCAACGAACCCAAGTGGGAAGACGAAGATGAAAAAGCTTGGACTGGATTTCTTGCCACCCCAACGGGTCGCAAGCTAAGTTTGATTTTACTTAACCTAACCCTGCGTCAAAACGCCTCTGCTGTAATGAAGAAACCAGAGGAACTTGCAGACGCTTGTGGACATGCTAGAGGATATAGGGCTTGCGTTGCGACCTTAGAGTCGCTCGCATCCCAAAAACTTAACTCCGCCATCCCAGGCTATGGGGATGGGTCGGATGAACCAGTAGCCGACTAACCTTTAGGTAGAATGACTCCCTACCGACAAGTGTAAGAAAGGGTCAAAATGGCAGATTCAAACAACCTGACTGAAGCGGATGTATTGGCAATGGCGCAAGCGGCTGACGAAGGACGGGACTTTAGTCCCACTCCCAAGGAAGACGAAAAAGCCAAAGTAGAAACGGAAGCTACAGAAAAGGCCAGCGGAGATAACGAGCAGAAACCCGCGCCTGCTGATAAAGCCGAAAAAACAAAACTCGAAGCCTCGGATGAGGTTTCAGCGACCAAGGAGAAATCCGAGGAAGCCAAAAGTTCTTTAACAACGCAATCTTCAGAAGACAAGTCGGAGTCGGCTTCCGAAAAGAAGCCTACCCGTTACGAGAAGGCCAAGTCGCGACTTGAGAAAGAGTGGGAAGATGTCCGAGCAGAGAAAGCCAGAATCAAAGCCGAACGCGAGCAGATTGAGGCAGATAGGACAAGGAAGACTTCAGACTCTAATCAAGGCGAGACGAAATCGGGAAGTCGCAAGTTTAGCGCGGAAGATTATCGGGAAGCAGCAAAGAGCTACCGTGATGAAGGCCGTGACGATCTTGCAAAACTTGCCGAACAAAAAGCTGGTGACATCGAAGTTGAGGACAGGAAAGAGATTGAGCAGAAAACCCAAACAGAATTAAAGTCTGCGTGGGATAAAAATTTGCTTGATGAAGTGGAAGCAAATCCTGAACTTAAAGATTCAACCAGCACATTGTATAAAGCCGTATCGGAAATGTTGCAAAACCACGCGATCCTGCGTAACTACCCAGCGGGGATCAAGGATGCGGTTGGAATTGCCAAGGTGAAGCTCCAAGCGGAGTCCGCCTCCGATTTGTCGAAAAAGGTTGCAGAGTATGAGAAAGAACTTTCTCTACTCAGAAAAGCGACTACTCCAGCGTCTGGACAACCAAAAGGTCCTGCCAAGACTAAAGCTTTTCACGAACTAACTCTCGATGAGCAGGAACGTGAATTGATGAAAATGGCATCCGAAGTTGACAGAGGTTGAGTAGTCATAACAAACAAGGATACTTAATTATATGGTAACTACTGGTTCAGTCAGCGCGCAGTTCCAAGCATACTTCTCGAAAGCATTGCTCGAACGCGCAATCCCATTGCTTCAGATGGA